ATATATTATAACACAACTACACAGTTTGTCAACTGATTTTGGTTAACTAAAAAGTGCCAAATGTGGTGGTAAAGTCTTGATGTTTTCTTGTGGCACAAAGAACAAGTCCATTTCGCCTCGTCCTTCCTTGTGTTGTCGTAAGTCAATCCAACCGTTCTTCTTTGAACAGCATTTGTAATTTAGTGTGTCAAACAAGTCCGCAATGTCTTTGCGAGCATAGTCAAACTTGCGACATTGCTTGTCAACTATTTCTAATTGTAGCACAGGTCTATTGTGTAGTATAGTTTGTAATCCTCCTTGAAGTACAAACAGTTCATACCCTTCAACATCTATTTTAACAAAGTCAACTTGTGTGAATTGGTATGAGTCAAGTGTGCGTACATCAACTGTTACAGTTGCTTTGGTTGTACCTCTTGCTCTTGGATTCTTGTCAAAGTGTTGTATGTGATTGTGTCCTCCATTCTTTGGATGTATTATAATGTCAGTTGTTCTAGGTGTTTCGCCTAGTGCTTGTGCGTGTAGTGTACAATTTTTTACACCATTGTCTTTGATTGTTCTTGTCCACAACTGTTGTGCTAGAGGGGTTGGTTCAAAACATTCTACTGTTGCAAAACGTTTGGCATAGTGTATTGCGTTTACAGCATTGTTTGATCCAATGTCTATGCAACGTCTCCAACTACCAATCAGCGTTTGTGCAAAGTCCCAGTTGGTTGATTGATAATGTCCGTGTATTAGTCTACCTTCATACATAGTGTCGCCTGACTCAATCCAATAGGTGTGGCTGTCTTTGCTTTTAATCGCTTCTATCTGCATACAGCTCTCCTAACATTTTACTCATTACTTTTACTTTGTTTTCAAGATGTACGATCTTGTCTCTGTCTGTTCTAATTAAGTTTATAGTGCTCTTGTGTTGTTCAGCTAGGTCGCTTATGATTGAGTCGTGGCGGTTGTGTGCGTTAATAAGTTTGCTCAACAATAGTGACTGTTCTTCAAGTTGAGCTAGAGGATCAAAGTCTTTACTCATCATTTACTTGGGTCCTATATTCCTGTGCTCTTTGTAGATACACTATACGCTCAACAACTTCTACATTGTCAATGTGCCAACCAGCTTCAGGATCTAATTGCATTAGACAAAGACTGTGTTTGGTACGTCCTCTTTGCAACCATTGCTCTGTGGGCCATAACTGTTCCCAGTCGTCCCAGGTAAGGCTGTGCGATTCACCTCTGTATTTGGCTTGTGTTCTGTGTTTAAGTAAAGAATAATACTTGTCGTGTTCAACTGGATCAGGACCTGTCTTCCAACGTTCAGGACGTTTCTCGTTTCTATTCTGTGCATATTTTGGTACGTATTGCATTATCCAAAGTCCAATACATTGTCAGCTGGTGTTAGTTTTGATGTGTCATCATTTGGTAAGTCAATCTCCATTGCACGATTCCAAATCTCTCTACCTTGGTTGGCTAGTTTCCAAGCCTTGCCTTTGTAGTTGTGTGGTGCCTTGCGTGTCTTGAAAGGTGTTAGTATGTTGCCGCTTTGACTTAGATGACCATACTTGTCTAGTATCTGTTGCACTTCAAGCACAGTTGTAATGTCACCCATACTTACTATGTGTCCAAACTCTTTGTCTACAATTTTAATTGCATCAATATAGGCCTGCCAAATTGTATTGTCCATTTGATGTAGCATATCCCATACCACACGATTGTTCTTGGCAAGTTTGCCGTGTTCTTGTATTTGTTTGTTGAGTGTTTCTGAAACTTTGCGAAATATTATTAGCGCATCGTCTTGGTATTGTTTTCTAGTTGTTGCCATTTGTTTGTCTCCTTATTGTTCTTATATTATACAATAGTATTTATCAAATGTCAAGAAAAAAGTCAAAAAAAAGGGCCTCTGTGCGAACTATTAGAAAAAAACACAGAGACCCCAAAGTCAGTATAAGTTATTATAGTTATGCCAGTGTAGAACAAGACAAATAGTATAGCAAAAACAGAAGCTCTACACTAACAGTATTTATTATACTGGCTTTATTCTTGTTTGTCAACCTCTTTTGCAAAGTCAACAACAATATCTATTTCACCGCTGTCAACGACTGTACTGTCTTCGCCTTTGCGTTCCATTGTAGCATAAGGACCTTCATAGTTGCCCTTGGCTACTTCATAGTAGTAGTCACTGTTTTGTTTCCACCACTGTTTATTGATTCTCTTCATCTGTTGTTTCCTCTTCTGTATATTCTTCAATGTCTACATCTAGCTCATCACTTTCATTCCAAGGTAAAGGAGCGTTTGATTCTGAGCTCATAGGTTCTGAAGTCATACCTAGTATGTTTTTGGCTAGAAATATCTGCACCGCCGCATTCATATTGTTTGTAGCATTCTTCAACATTGAACGTCTTAGTGTGATCTTTAATTCTTCTTTGCCTTTTGTAATATATTCGCTAAAGTTGTAGCGTATGGTCTGTTCAGTAACGCCGTAGAAGTTGGCAATGTCCGTGTTTGAACATCCTAGTGCGGCTAGTTCCTGTACTTGATCTGGTGGGACCACTTTTTTGTCTCTGCCCACACATAATCCTAGTATGTTTCCTTCTACTAGTTCTTTGGGCTTTGGTCCAGGTTTGTGTTTGTCTTCCATACTACTATTTATTGTAGCCTTGGATAATTGGTGCGAAAACGACTAAAATGTTTCACTTGTGTAGATCTCAGCACCAGTTAGCTTGAATAATAGTAGTAGTTTTTCACCTATTTCAAGTCCTTGTATATAATAGAAGTTTTCTTCAGGATTATAATAAGCGTCATAACTTAAATTATATGTGTTAATCAACGCCTGTATCTGTTCTTCTTCTTGTTCTGTGGCTACTATTTCTAGATTAAGTTTCTGTTTCATTGTTTCTCCTTAAAAACTTTGTCAAACTTTTCAAGACGTTTTTGTGCCCACGTTTTAGGACGCACTCTCGTGTCAAACTTAGGATTGATCCAAAGATATTGACCTCTTACATTTGAACGTTTTTGTGCGGCTGTTAGGTGTTCATCACTGAGAGGTATTGCCAATAGTTCAAGTCCATACAACACAATCCAACACTGATATTGCTTGTCTTCTGCACACCAACCAATTGCACCATAACATCCAGGCTCTACTTGTATTGTTTGTTTGCTACCAGTTCTTGCACCAACACGTTCGTGGAACTTGCCCTGTTGTGGAGTAACTCCTAGTGTGTTTTTGATGTGCTTTCTCAATCCAACAAACACTTGTCTTGCTTCTTCTTTTGCGTCTGCTGTGTAGCGTAGGAAGTTGGTTAAATTGCTTCTTGGTTGAAGTGGGGCAATAAACTCAGCATTGGTATCATCGTCTAGGTTCAATCTTATTTTGAGTTTGCGTGTGCCTGAGTCATTGTTAAACAATTGGATAATCGCACGTTTGACGTTGTGGTTGCCTAGGGGTGCCTCCTCGCCTTCCATAACCACTTCTCTTTCTCTTGGCTCAGGAGAGCCTTGAGCAAGTAATGTATCTTTGGAGAGATGCGAAGCATCAGAGGACGAAGTCCTGCCAAGAGAGACAAAAGACGTAGTCGTCGTAATGTGTTCTTCTTTGTTATTTCTTTGTTCTTCTTTGTTATAATACTCTACGCCATTTTGACAAATTTTTTTAGTTTGCATCACACACCTCCTTGATACGTGCATACTGTTGTGCACCAATCCATTGGACGTGTTTGTTGCAATCTCTGCAACGTAGTTCAGCATAGTGTTCGTGTGATTGTTTGGTTCTAGACACTTCAACCGTACAGTTGTCGTGTGTTTTTAGTTTTGTAATTGCCATTTGTTTCTCCATTGTGTTTACTGTTGTATTTATGCTTATACTATAATAACACCATAAAAACGATGTGTCAACCAAAAAAAATGCCCGTCTACTGACTTCGCAAAGCCTAGGAACGGGCATCAAAAAACCAATAACATCTATAGGAAGAGTTGACAGCGGTTTTTAAACTTGTAACAGCAAGCAACAGGAGTTGTAAATGGCAATAAACAAGTATGTCCTAGCTGTTACACAAGTATTTATTTCTTTTGCTTAAAATACTCCAAAAAACGGCGATTTGTGTGTGACGGATGCACTGTGTACTCTCCAGTTTCAGGATCTTTGGTATACAAACAGTTTTTACACCTTATTCTAGTGTGTTTAGGTGGCCCTACAAATGTGCGTATTTCGTGTGCAGGCTGTTCTATTTCGCGATCGCAATCATCACAAGGATGTTTGTCGTAAGAAATACTTTCAATTTTAGCAGGCTCTTGATCTTTGCTTTTTGAAAAAGTTATTCGTTCTAGTAGGTCTTTTGGCATTTGCATACCAATATTTAAGAAAGTTAAAACATTATAGTGTAGATAATGGCTAGTAGGTTACCTATAACACCTATTGCTGTACTAAACATAATACCTTTCATCCAACGCATATCACGTTCAATGTGTGCGAGGTGATTGTCTTTCATTACAGTCAATTTTTCTTCTAGCAACGCAAGACGTTTGTCTAGGCCATAATAGGCACGTTCTGCATTAAATTCTAATTGTTCATACTTGTCTGACATTATGCTGCTCTATCAACACACTCAACTCTAAAGTTGCGTCTATCAATTAATCCGTTTGCTGTGGTAACTTTAGCTGTAACAATATAAACTTTGTCTGCTTGTCCACCTGATATTTCTATGTAGGTTTTTTTGTTGGTACCATCTACTCCTGAATCTTCGTTTACCAAAGGAGTGGGGTCGTTGCGTCTTGCCGCTACTGTCCACGCTACTGTGCTCACTGTGTCTCCAGTTTCTAACCAGTTGGTCCAGTCTAGTGTGTAGATAAGCTGTGCTTCAGTGTCTTTGGTGACAGCTAAACCTGTGTTTGTTTGTTCAAAACCTGATCTTCTTAAACTCATTGTTTAACTCCTAAATTTATATTCTCTTGTTTCTTTGTCTATGGCAAACTCTCTGTCTTCGCCTAATATTATTGTTGTTCTAGTTTCACTTGGCACAACATAAGTTAAGTCTGCATCAAAAGTAATAATTCTACCTGATGCTGTTAACGTTATGATTGTATTTAACACACTTGCCGCAGAAACCAGTTTAAACGGGGTGGTTTGGACACTTACAACACTGTCTAGTGCTACAGGTGTTGATTTTATAACACTTGGTGTTGCTGATATTTGGAACGCTGTGTCAAGGTCAATTTCACCTACTAGGTTTGCTTTGACTGTTGTAACAAAGCTCATTGCTGAATCAATTACAGCTTCACCACTTACTACTACAACTGCATCTACACTTAGTGATGCACTTGTGTTGAGATCAGCTTCACCTGCAATACCTATAACAGCTTCAACTACAAGTGATGTTGCACTTGACATAGTAACATCTGTAGTTTTGATTACACCTACGTCTGCTGTAAGTGCGCTTGCACTGTCTAGTACAATATCATTCTCTGCAATTACTCTGCCGTCTGTTGACATTACAAATGCTGTGTCCATATCAACTAGGAAGTTGCCTATTTTAGCAACAGCACTTAGTTGTGTAACAAACGCATCAAAGTCTGCACTACCTTGTTGTATACGTGTAGCTGTAGCACTAATTGTAGCGGTGCTGTTGAGTGTAGCATCTGCGTCTACAGCTTTTATAGCGTCTACAGCAAGCGTTACACTACCAGCTAAGGTGCTTGCACCCTGTTGTACTCGTGTTGCTGTTGCTGACTGTGCAAACGCACTGTCTAGGTCAGCAATACCACCAATTGTTGTTCCAGCAGGATCTGCTAATATTGTAAATGCAATGTTTTGTGTGCTGTCTACGTCTGTTGTTTTGACCACTGTTGCTGACTGTGCAAACGCACTAGACATTGTGCTGTCTGCGTCTTTGAGTACATCAGCATCTGCAGATATTGTAAATGCACTGTCTAAATCTGCAGAACCTTGTTCAATTTCACCAATAATAAACTGGCCTGTAAACTCAGCTTGTAGGTCAGCACCATAGCCTCTAATACGCTCAGCTGTAACTGTTTGTACAAAAGCAATATCAAAGTCAGTGTCGCCTACTTTGTTTGCTCTTACAGTAGCAACAAAGTCCATTGCTGAATCAATGTCACTTGCACCTTGTCTTATAGCACCTACATTGGCTGTTAAAGTGGATGCACTGTTAAGAGAGCTACTAGTATCAACGAGCTTGCTAATGTCTACGTTTTGAGTAAATGCACTGTTAAGACTACTTGCGCCGCCCTGCAATACGCCTATTTCAGCGTTTTGTGTAAAGATGGCATTTTGTGTTGAACTTGTGTCAGTTGTTACATTAATATCTGCTGTTAGTGTAGCCGCACCTTGTTGTAATACTGTAGCGTCTAGAGTTACATTTGAACTTGCTGACATTGTAAATGCGCTAGATAGTGTAGCGGCACCTGCAAGCGTTACACCACTTAAATAATCATCATCAAAGTTATTGTCAAGGTGCGTAAGCATTTTTTGACTGTCAAAGAATGCGTTGGTTGGTGCTTGACTGTAACCGTTTACAGTGTCATCGCCTATTCTTAGAGCAAATTCATCAATGTAATAATTGTGACCTGCACTTTGAAAGCTAATATTATCATTTGAATTTATAATAAAACGATTTACTAAACTTGTATCTGATGATGTAATAGTGCCAGCACTAGAATTATTAGCTTTTAAAGTAATAACATTGTTGGATCTAACAACACTAATGTGATGCCAAGTATCATAATTTAATCTTGGCGTATCAATTGTAGCGGCTCCATTAAACCAATCTAATTTTAAATTAAATTGTTGAAACCCACTTTGCCAAACAGCGTCTATTTCAAATGCTGTATTTGTGTAAAGAAGCAATCTACTTGAACTGTAGCTACTACTAAATGGATAATAATACCAAAACTCTACAGCAAAATCTTCGTCTGTGGCAATATCAAAATAATCTGTGACAGTTTCTGATTTTAAATTACCTGTTACAAAATAACTGTGTGTGCCGTATTGTTTATATGTACTATTAAAAGAACCTGTACTTACACTACTATCCCATCCTACAGGACGTTCAGAGTCTAACCATTTGCTTCTAAATTCAATTGCGTTTGCTGTTTGTGTAAATGCAGATGCAAGATTTGCGCCGCTGAGTTGTAAAACTTCTGCGTTTGCTGTTTGTGTAAATTGTAAGGATTGTGTAGATTGTGCGTCAACAAGTTTGTTAACTGTGGTAGATTGGGCGAACGAGGCGGAAAGAGCGGAGTCAAACAGTCTCGTTCTATCTGCTTGTAAGGACAGATTAATAATATTGTCAAGTGTTGCGGCATTGCCTGCAATTTTACTTACAGTTGCATCTAGACTAAATTGGCTGTCTAGTGTTGCACTAATTCTAGTAAATGTATCAATACTAAAGCTAGGTGTAAACAATGCGCCAAAGTCTGCACTTGCATCTCTAACAGCACCAGCATCTATAGAAGTACTAAATGCACTTGAAAGTGCGGCTTCTGCTTCTGTGGCTGCTACACCAATATACCCTGTTTCAATATAGTCAGGAATATAGTAGCCTGTGTCGTCTGCAATGTCTACATCAATACTAGGTGAAAACGCACCTGTCAGAGTTATTGTACCACTGTCTACTTGTACTTCAAAGTATGCTTGTACTACATAACCGTCTTCAATGTAAAATTGATCAGCCAATGGTTACTCCTTAACTGTTGTCATCGTCAAATGTAGTTGATGCATCTGCACCATCCATATGTAACAACAGTACTGTGTCATAGTCGTTTGTAAATGCACTTGCTGTTGGAGTAAATGCACCTGTATATCTTGCTACTGTTGATACGCGGACTTCATCAATGTATCCATTGTAATCTCCAACTGCATTACCTAAACATCCAAACTGCAATTGATTATGACTTCCACTACCAATTGTAACAGTGTTTGAACTTGTGCCTTGACTTGTGCCATCAAGATACAATGTAATTGTTCCACTTGATCTTACTATTGCCCAGTGGAACCAAGTATTGTCACTGGTTGCACTTGAAATAATATTAGCACTATCCTTAAGATTTAATTGTAACGTATCATTACTTTGGCGTTCTAATGTTAAGGTGCCTACATCAAACCCTGTTGCATCTACTGTTCTGTTAGATATAATAGTTCCTATGCTTGCGCTTCTTGCAAAACCTTCTATAGTAAAGTCTGTTGCAAAAGTAAAGTTACTTGATTGTGCTGTTGTTAGATAATCATTGTTGCCATCAAACTGAGCACTACCAGTGCCAAAATATTGTTGTGCTGTGTCTACTTGTGCATTTCCGCTTGCTGTTACACTAATAGCTGTTCTTTGTGGAATAACTGTGTCATCTTCAAATCCAACACCTGATTGTGCACCATCTGCACCATTAAAGTGATGAAGTGCAAGTGTGTCATTGTCATTTATAAATGCTGCTGTAGGAACGGTTATGGTGGAGTTTCCTACACCGTATCTATCTCTACTAGATATTCTCACTTCGTCAATCCACCCATCGTCAGTAACATTAAATCCGTTACTAATATCTAAATTACCGTTTGTGCCAATTGTTCCTGTTGAACTTGTTAGAGCTACATTGTGATATCTTGTGCCATCAACCCAAACACTAAATTGGGAACCATCCCAAGCCATTGCAAAGTGAATAAATCCACTTGGCAACGAAACAGCACTCATTCCTGTGCCACTCCAAACTATTTTTTGGTTGCCTGAATCATACTGTGGATAGTAAACTGCTTGGAATTTTCTATCGTAGTTTCTCCACATCAGTGAACAAGCTCTTACTACGGTGGCGTTATTAGTTCCCAGTGTCACAAGACCCTTAGTGGCGCTTCCCGTATCACTGTTAATTTTTACAAAACATTCAATAGTCATAGGACCACCTCTTTGATAGAAAGGACCTGCGTTTGATCCTGTATATCTTATCAGTGAACCGTTTCCTGAGTGTTTACTAGAACTTGTTCCAAACTTCTTCTGTGCTGTGTCAAGTTCACTTTGTGCATTTATGGTATCAAAATCAATTGCTGTTCTACCAGTAGCGGCCGCCGCTATTTGATGTGCTAAAAAACTTAGTCTACTTGCTCCTAAAGGCATCTATATCTCCTTATGCTTGGAAGTCTGTTGCTATTGATGTATAGTAGTCTGTTCCATCATAAAAGATACTAACAACACTTTGGTTTGTTAATGTTTTATTACCACCTGCAAAAATATGATTAGCTGTGCCTGTTGCACTTCCTGTTCCGTCTACTAATAGTGTTACACTTTGTCCTGTTGCGGCATCACTAAATGCTGGCAATGCAAGTCCACTTGTAATTGTTACTGTTTGCACGTTACCGTTTGATACACTAATACTTGGCGAATCATTTGATCCTATTGTGTGTATTGTTTCAGCGTAATCTTCTAAAACTGGGTTTTGTACTTTGTTACCTTGTGCATCTAAGTCACCACCTAGTTGTGGTGTAGTGTCATCTACTACATTTGCAATTCCACTGGCTGCTGGATCTTGTGCGTTAAAAACAGATGCACTACTGTCAAAAACAAGTATTTGTCCGTCGCTGGGTGCAAGACTTGCATCAATGTCACTTAGTTCATTAAGTTGTGAAGCTCCACCAGCTGCTGGTGCTTGTAATTCTAAACTTGATGTGCCTGAATTGTAAGTAAGCACATTACCGTTTGTGTTAGACGATATGTCAACATCACTTAAATCACCAATTGATTCACTGTTGATGTTTTCTAATTTGTCTGTGTTTAAATTTGTAAAGTTGGCATCGCCCTCTGCAAATGTTAGGGCTGAGCCTTTGGTATTTCTTAATACTATTGTTGACATAGTTGCCTCTCCTTCTAAGTTAAAAGAGGGTGCCCCTTTTGTCTAGGACACCCTCACTATTATTAAGCTAGGCTGATAGTCAAGTTGCCTGCTGAAACTTGGAATGTATCACCTGTTTCAATAGTCTTAGAAGTTGTAACTGCACCGTGGAACAATACGTTTCCTGTTGTAAGTGCGTCCATTACCGCAACGTGAGTAATTGTACCCCAGTTACCTGTTGCTGTAGTAAAAGTTACAGTTCCTGTGTTGCTGGATGAACCAGAGGCTGCTGCATCAAATGTAATAACTTCACGTGCATATGAACCACCTGAAACTTCAGATGTTAGTGTGCCTGCTTCTAGGCCGTCATCTGCTGTCCATAAACCTAAGTATAGGTTTGTTGCTGGTGTGTATGCACCGTTGCCTAGTACGTGGTCTAGGACTTCTAATTCTAAATAATCGCTTGCTGCTGACATAATGTTCTCCTTATAAAGTCGTCTGCTTTTTTTAATTTACAAACAACCTCTTGTGCTGTCTGTTATATGTATTTAGTATCAAACCTAAAAAAACCTTAAAAAAAGGCAAAAAAAGGTAGAAAAAGATTAATAGCCTCTAATAGTAGCTGTTGTGCCTGTTATTCTTGTGTTAGGGTATTGTGTTGGACTATCAAAACTTGTAATAACGTTTACATCAATGCCACTTTGTCCACTAGTTGTGTCAACATTAACTGTTGAATCAACCACAATTGCCGCGCCACTTGTTCCCCCACCTGTGACACTTACTGCTGAAGGTACTGCGGTTCCACCAGTGCTTGCTAGTGCAAATGTCATTGTGCGTACTACAGTTAAACCTGTTAGATAGTTAGTAGTAGCATCGTAACTACCACAGAACGCAACTGGAACAGATACCGTTTCGCAAGTGTTGTCTGGTACAGGAGCACTTTCATCATCTGCAACACTAACACTTACAGTTCTAGCATCTGCTAGAGCACAAGGGTTTTCATATCCTGGTTCTATTTCAATATCTAAACTTTGACCGCCTGTGTATACACTATCATTGTTTGTATCTATAGTAAGACTAGCTGATCCACTATTAAATGTAACTGTGCCTGTGAGTGCTGGGCTTGTAACTTTGCCACTTGCACTTCCACCAATTGTATAAGGTTTAGTTGTACCATCAGTAATACCAGTTGCGTTAACTGTTACAGTTGTTGAATCGCCTTCTGTTATACTTGCAGGTGAAGCACTAATAGTATCATAGCTGTATGCTTTTGCTGATTGTATAACAATATCACTTGTGTTTTCACCACAACTAAATGTAAGTGTTTCGTATGCATCTCCGTCTATGGTTGTGTCAAATGTTATGCTGCCTGAGCCACCTGTAACTGATACTGTTCCTGTTAGAGGTATGCTAATGTCTGCGGCATCTATGCCTGTTATTGTGTAATCATAATCATAGTCTGGTACATCAAAATAACAAGTTTCACAATCATCTGTAAAGTTAATTGTTACTGAGCCACCTTCACAGATTGCTGATGTACTCGCGGAGTGTGTAAGTGGTGGTTTCTTTATACCGTTTAAGAATGCTGTCTGATCTTCAGCTTCTTTTTGCTGTTGTTCTGTAAGTGCGCCATCTGCTGACGGATCACCAAACAAACTGCCTAACAAACCATTGAATACTTTTGCGGCCGCGTTTGCCAACAACAAACGTCCAATACTTGCACCTGCATCTTCATCGTCTAATGCTTCTATTTCTTCGTTTACAATTTTACTAGGTATGCCTGTGTTTTTAGTTCTTAAATCGTAAGTTAAACCTGTAATGTTGTACACATCAGCTGAATATTCTGCCGCTGTAATGCTTAGTACTATACTACCTTCATCTGTGTCTTGTTCATTAATTTGTATAATTCTAAATTCTTTTGCGTTAAAAGACAATGCAGAATTTGTTACAGCAACAATATCTCCTGCTTTTAGGCCATTGCCTTGAAAGTCTGTTTTGAATTCAATTACCTTGTCAATTCTGTTTTGTTTTAATTCTTGTGTGGCAATGTATTGTGCTTGTATAGGCTCATTAACTGTTGACAAATTAATTTGTAGTGCGTTGTCTAGTTCATTGTTAAATCTATCAGCTGAATCTACACTTACAGTTAGATAATCAACTGTGTCTCTCAAATCTTTGTGCGGGTATTGTACTTCTACTGAATTGTATAGATCGTTTATACCGCTTGTGCCTACTGTGATAGGTCCTAGTATATTTGAATCGTTAAATGTAAAAATGCTTGAACCAGCTTGGTTAATTACAACACTCCACTTGCCTTCACTTGCGTCCCAAGTGACAAAACAACCGCTACTAATTGCAAGCAATTCTATATTGTCAAAAACATTATTACTAGTATCTATTACACCGTTTATTTCATAATTGTTTATTGTAGCCATCTATCTATCCTTACTAACAAGTTACACCCCAATTTGGTTTTTCAGCTGTTGTCCAAGTTACAGGTTGATTGGTGTCAAAATTTGCTGGTTTTGTTGAAATTAATTCAACACACCAACTACTAATATTTTGGTCAAAACTACCAGTTCCTACTGTTCCAAACATAAGTTCCATATCTGTAACTAAACTTGTATCCCAACTGCTTATATCCTGATTAAAATCATTTTGATTTAAGAACATTGCATACATATCTGTTACACTGCTTGTATCCCAACTGTCAATATCTTGGTTAAAAAGACCGCCAGCTGCTGTACTACATCTAAACATTTCTTTCATAGTTGTTACACTGCTTGTATCCCAACTTCCTATGTATTGATTGAACGATTCGTTGTTTTTAAACATACCATCCATTCTAGTAACATTGCTTGTATTCCAACTGTCAATATCTTGGTTAAAAGATGTACTTAAAAACATTTCATCCATTCTAGTAACATTGCCTGTGCTCCAATTTTGTAAGGCAGAATCATTAAACGCACTACAATTAGTAAAAGCTCTACGCAAACTTGTAACACTTGTAGGAATATTTGTTGGAACTGTAAAATTAGTAGTACCACTAATTTCAAATTCTTCAATATAATGTCCAAATGTTTTTATTGATTGTAAATTATCTGCCGTACCTGTGTCTAAATCTATATTGTGTCTAAATCCTAACATACGAGGAGTATTTTCTATACTAATTTCAATGTTAGAAGCTGACAATGTTGCAGGCGAAGCTGGCTCATAGCTGGTTGAAATAGTTGAAACACTTCTTGTTTCAGATGTTCCAGTATTTAAATCTGTCCAAGTTACGTCAAATGTGTTTGATGTACCGTCGCCTTTATAATAGAAAGTTCCGCCGTTACTAACACCAGTTTGTGTAAACACCATTCCTGATTGTTCTAAAGAACAAGTTATAGAAGCTGAAGAAGTTAAATTACTAGTTCCTTGATGTACTTGTGATGCTATAGCACTAATACTAGTGTTAACTGACATTGAACTACCAGAAATTCTTAACCTATCACCTGATGCACTTAATGTACTAGATGCTGATATGTTTGCACTACCAAATGTAACTAGTATACCAGTTGCTGTAATTGAGAATGCACTTGACAGCGATGCTGGCGAAATTTCAATTGGCGGTGTTGGAGTAGCCTCTATAGAAGTTAAAGCTACTAATGTAGCGCCTGAATTTCTTATAGATGTACCATTACCAGTAATAGCAAATTGGCTCTCTAATAGAGCATCTGGAGCATAAATTCCTACGTTCCATTGAAATTCATTGTCTGCTGTAGTATCTGTGTTATACACTATTGAGGCATCGTAACTAAACGTGCCAGCAAATGCCGCGTCAATTGTTACTGTAGGTTGTTTGACAGCTTCCCAATCACTAATACTGTCAATACCAAATACTGTATAAATTGTACCAGTTTGACTTACTGTTACACCACTTGGTAATGTACCAAAATTTAAAGAAACTTGTGTTGTACCTATGTTAATTTTGTACCGTACATTAGCAAGTGTAGGGTTAATAATTTCTGTAATGTTAGCACCAACTAGTAAATTAAAACTTAACGTAGTTTCTGTAAAACTATAAGTTTTACCAGCTGCTCTATCAAAGATAACATTTGTACCTCTGTTTTCAGTAAATGTTACAGTTTGTGCGGCTCTAGTGTTAAGGTCTGTTAAACTTTGCATTATACATTAATCTCCGCTTGTGGTATTCCTGCACCATAACGAGTGTTGGTCATATAATCAAATAGTACATCTCCAGGTTTACTCATTGTGTTTGATAATCTAAATTTAAAGTCGCCTACCTGTGTTACTCTGTTTTTAGCATTATAATTAATTTTTACTATTGCAAACACAAGATTGTCCATACCATCTGTAGATGACCAGCTTGGCATAACGTCATAAGCATTGCTTGTGTTGCCTGTGCTTTCAGTATAGAAACTTACAGCACCTGTGCTACCTCCTACAAAAGGGTACACTTGAATTAGTCCACTAAATTTATCTGTTGAATTACCGCTGTCATCGTATGCCTTGTCTACTGTAACACCATCTGCCTTAAAATCTAATCTAAAACCGTTGTAGTATACTTCTTTGAATGTAATTGCACTTGGTGTACCGTCAATCAAATTGCCTGTGTTTTCACTTAGAGTCAAACAAGTCCACAGTGTTGTGTTGTTGCCTGCCATATGTGCGTCTGTAATAATACCGCTTGTAAAGGCATCTCCATAAACAACTGGTACTGAATTCTTTGGATCTGGATTGATACTTACTTGTGTACCTTGATCCTTGGGTTGGTTTGCATCTTGTTTCTTTTGTATACTTTTTAACACTCTGTTTAATGCAAAGCCATAAAGTGCTGATTTAGCAAGGTTACTTCCTAGTGAATTACTTCTAAGAAATCCACCTACACCTTTTACTATTCCGCCTAGTGTATCTATAAAACTCATCTCTGTACTCCAAAATCAAACTGTGAACCAATTAGCGTAGGTACTCTATCAAAACTTGTGTCTGTGGCAGCATATGTTTTAAGACTGTTTGGATTTGTTTTCAATCCTGCAATTTTACGTTCTAACAAGTTATGACTACTGATGCAATTTATTTGTATTGAATTAGTTGCGTCTGTTGCCAACACATCATATTCTTCATCAATATTGTAGTTGTTGATTGTGCCTTTCCATCTACCTTGTGTTGTACTAATTTGACTGCCTGCTTGTGTAAAATATGCACGATATACTTGTACATTTGAACCTTTTAATTTACTGTATAGCACTTCACCTAAATTTGTGTCTGGTATGCCGCTTATTGTAATTGTTATGTCTTGATTAGTTGTTCTTAATTCGCTTGTTGTATCACTAATGCTTAACAAGTTACCTAATGGTGTGTAAGTTTCTCCGTCAATAACAAAAGCAACATTATGATCAGAGAATCGTAATATCTGTGTACTGTAACTTCCGCTAGGAGTTTGTCTATACTGTTGTATATCTAATCTTACAAATGTAGCGGCTCTTAGACCATCATAACTTGTTAAGTTAATTGACATAGTTTATACCTCCACAAATACAAACGGTCCACTCCAGCGTGTTTGATCGTAACCAAATATTGTCCATTCAGGAAATTCAATACATTTTACTGTATAGCTTTCGTCACTGCCTGGCGCAACATTGCCATAGTAGTATGGAAACTTTGCATAGGGTATTGTTATTGTTGCACTTGTATGTTTGTCTAGTGTTTCTGCACTTTCAATATCTGTTTTGTAATCACTCCAACGTGGTCCATCTGGTAACGTAACGGTGAATACTTTTTTAGCATCACCTCTTGTTACAGTTCTAGTTGTACCGTCTCTTGCTGTTGTACTTGCAACAACTTCTTTTCTGTTGATGCTTAGTGCTGTTGCGTTGTTTACTATCCATTGAAAACTCATTGTTTATCTCCCACTTGGCACTGCACTGCCACCTTTTTGTGCTACAGCGTGTATAAAGCCTGGATCTCTAGCTACCATCTGTCTAAAGCTCAATGCATCTACTGCGTTAATGTTATATGTTACATTGCCACCCATACCATTTAATGGTGTTATGTTTGCAGGTCCACTTATAAGCTCAGGACCGCTTTCTCCTACAACACCAAACTTACCACTTGGTAAGAATCCACCGTTTGCAAAGAATCCACCAAATATGTTGCCTAGGCCGCCTCCTGCTGTGCCGCCACCCATTGGTGTTTTAAATATTTGTGCAATTGACTGTTGTATCTGTGCTCTAAGCAAATCTTCTAATATACTTGCTACAAAGCTCTTGAATTCAAACTTACCTGTTTTGGCAAAATTAACAATTGAATCTTCCATACCTTTGGTAGTTTTAGCAAAGATACGTTCTGCATTTTTAGCGGCATTAGTTGCATCGTCTTCGTATGATTCAAATGCTCTGCGCCAACCATATGCAAAACTACGTTGTGTTTCTCTTGCTTGTGTTGCAACTCCGTAAAGTGTATCTTGTGCTTTTAGTGCGGCAGCTTCTAGTTTCTTTGTTTCTGCAATATATTCGTCTGCACTAATAATGCCATCTTCCCATTGGCTTTTAATATTACGGATTGCTTGGATTAATTCTCTATCAAGCATTCTGTTTATATCACGTAATTCTTTTTCAAATGGATCTAGTGATAGATCTTCTAGCTCGTGATTTGCGTCACGCACTAAGTCGTGCATACGTTCTTGAAAACTCATACGGTTTTCAATTCTAGCGTTTAGTGCATCTTGCAATTCAACTTGACGTTCCATTTGGTTGCTAATTGCAACTTGATTTTCTAGTTGTGCTTTTATACCTGAAATACTTTCTGCGTGTAATTCAGTAATAAGTCCAATTTGGTTTTGTATTTGTTCTGCCTGTGCTCTACTTGCATCAGTGTCTTTTGCTCTTAGGTCAATAATTTTTTGTTGCAAAGGAGCAATAGTGTTTAGGTACTGTTGTTCAAATTGGTTAATGCCTCTTTGTACTTCAGCTTGGTCATCTGTTAATTTTAATAATTCTGTTTGTTGCTTTATGCGTCTGCTAAAAGCATCTACGCCGTCTTCAAATTTGTTAAAGTATTGTGTCGCACTAGCTGTTAATGCTGTTTGTCCAGTTTTAAGTTTTTCAATGGTTGCCACAGCCGCATCTAAGTTTGCTGGTGCTTCTGCTGTAGGAGCAATAGGTCCATCATTAAGTTTGTCAATACTATCTTTTATGCCATCAATATTGTCACTAGCATCATCGCTCATTGCTTCAATAGTTGCAATAGCACCTGCGGCAGCGGCTAAGCCAACACCTACTTTAACAAGTCCAACACCTGTAACACCTTGCAAAATAGTACCAGCTATTGCGGCGCTCTTCATTGCTTTACTAAGTGCTATGACACTTTGCGTTATAGCTATAATTCTACCTGCTGTTGCGGCAGCAAATATTCCTGCTAGTAAAGCACCTAAATATTTTGCATTGTCTGCGGCAAAACGTATTGCGTTGCCTAGGCCTTCACCTATAGTTTTTATAAGTTCTTCATTGCGTTGAATAAATGCTGTTGTATTATTGATAGCTTCAGTAAGAGCTTCATTAAATCCACTCTGACCAATTGTGTCAAACATATTGTCAAGACCATCTTGCAAATTACTAATTGCTTGACTTAGTGTGTCAGCTTTTGCGGCACTTGCACCACTAAATTGTTCTGACAGTGCATCTTGTAACACAGCAAGAATTGCTTGTGCACCTTCAGCACTTTGTCCAACTTTAGATATTTCGTCTCTTGCTAATCCTGCATTATCTGCAAGTAGTTTGAATACAGGAATACCTCTGTCTTGTAATCTGTTTAGATCTTCTAAACCAAGTCCACCTGCTGTAGTACGTGCATACAAGTCTGTTATAGCTTGTAGAGCACCTAAACTATCTACAGCAACGCTTGATACATCTGCAAATAATTTTAGCTGTGCTACAGTAGGATCTAATCCTGCTGATTTTAATTTAATTACAGTTTCAGTAAGTGCTTCAACACTAAACACACTTTCAGTAGCAAATGCTTTTATTTGACTAAATGCTTTTGCACCTTCTTCAACGTCTTTGAAAACAATTCCTAAACTACTACGTAAATTTTCAAATCTTGCGGCAACCTGTGTAAGTTCTGTTATTGTAAATGCTGTTGCTAACGCCGCACCAATACCTACAATTTGGTTTTGTAATCCGCTCATTGCTCGTTGAGCTTGTTGTGTTTCTATACCTACTTTGTATTTTAAATCAGCCATATTATTTCCTTAATATCTTCCTTTTTAACAGGGTTTTTATGTATTTAAGTGTTGGCTCTAACATTCCTCTTGGTGCTTGTTTGCTACGCCCTTGGTCTAACGGTACTGCATAGTTATAGTTTGCGTCAATAACGTTTTTGTTTAGTTTTGTTCTACGTTTAGCGTTTCCTGTTTTCTTAGGAGTTATTTTCTTCCAATGCACAAATGCTTGTTTAGGTAATTTGTCCATTTTTGCACGGATTTTACCTATACTAGGAGTTATTCTGTTTTTTATTATTTTAACAGTCATTTTTTATTTTTCTCCTTTACACGATTTACCATTGCTTGTAAGTCTGCCTGACTATGTTGTTGCGTTGGTTTTCCACTTTCTTTGTTCTTCCAATAACTTTCATATTCTACAGCAATTTCACTTGCTGTTATGTCTATAGTATTACCCTGCTTTAATACTTCTGAGGGTAGTTTACCATATCTTTTTGCTATGAAATCCAAAGTTAACCAAGCATTTATCTCTGGTGTTATTTTTTCATAGTCTGGCTTATTACGTTTCCCAAGTTTTGTACCACTCGCTCAACAACTTTAATCATTAGTGCAACAGGTAATTGCCGCTCTCCATTTAAAATAGGATCGCCTTTTTCGTCAAGAATCATATCCTTAACTAATCCAGTAATTTCTGAAAAGTTATTATCTTTTAGAGTTGCCATTTTCATATATGTGTCCATATCTTGACGATCATATACCCAGAATTCAATAGCCTCACCGTATTCTTTTACAGTAGCTTCGTCATCTAAAATTATTTTTTGTAGTTGTGGCTTGCTTGCCAATTGTGATAGTTTCATCTGTTAATCTCCGTTTCTTTCAATCATTTTGTTTGTTAACATTATAACAAAGTTAAGTCTGCTAGTTGCTTTTTGCAGGTCCTGTTGTGCGCATCGCATTTCATTCTTAGCCTTTGCTGTTTCAGCTACAAGGCTTTGCAATAGTTCACCGTCAGTCTGTTTATCTATAATGTCCATCAATCTATCTTCTTACGTTGTATTTAGTCTTTATAAGAAAACAGGGCCCAAAAAGCCCTGTTTCTCCATCACGCGAATGTTCTTAGCCCTCACGTTCCGTTATGCTATTGTGTAATCACCGTCTACTGTAATAGTAATTGGTGTTACCCAAACTGGTGCGTCAGCTGATACAGTTGGTGCTAGACCAGTAATGTATCCAGTTCCACTAATAGTTTTGCCTGTAGTACCGTCTGAGTTGTCACCTAAGTAAAGACTAAACTCTACTAGATCCTTGTCAGAACTCATACCAAAGATACCTTTTAGTGATGCTGTTCCAGCGGCACTTGATCCGTCTCCAAAGAAGGAGTCTTGTTCAAGTACAAGATTCATAGAAAGCGAGTTGGTTGCTGTAGTAGCAATCTGCTTCTTTGAACCTTCGTCCAATTGTGTCCAAGTAAAGACATCATTGGATGCGTTTACAGTTATATCCTGCAAACTTGGTACACTAAGTGAGTCATTTGTTGCGTCACTATTCACTTCTAGTGAAAGAGTAGCTTCAACGCCTGTAACACCTGGTGCTGGGTAGATGTAATTTGCCATCGTGTTTGTTTCCTTTTTAAGTTAGTTGTACATATCTTAGTTCCACCGTTGTAACAAGTAGATCATTTACATATTCAGTTGAAACATCACATTCTCTAGTGAAACCACCTTCAATTGTATTGATGTTTTTTCCTGCTTTTAGCAATTGAACTACACTGTCATAGTTTGCTGGAACCTGTTTAGCGTCTGATGCAAAGTAGATGCTTACGATATTTGTTTCATTTGATATTGAGAAACCTTGTAGGGTTTGTACAGCAGGTGTAGTTTCTACTTGTAAAGGATCTACATAGATACGCTTTACATTTTTAATGTATAGCGGCTCTCCTGAATCATCATAAGGAAAAGCATCAGTGTATGAATACCCTCCTAGTGACAACCCTTTAATATAGTCTAATACCTGTGTTCTCATTATCTAATTCTCTTAAGGTTAAATGTACCTGGATCTTTTTCAGATGAAGCAATAGTTCCATCATCATCAAAATCGTACCAATCACCTGCTGTGACAAGTTCACCAAACAACGATTCAGACTTGTTATTGTAATAACCAATCTTCTGTCTTTCTGCGTTGTCCTCACTTCCAAAGTCTGCTACTTTTGGTAGCACATACTCTGCAAGTGCTGTGTAGACGCAAAGATCTGTGAAATCATTTTGTCTAGCTTTGATCTTGTCAATGTCAAGTGCTGGAATATCCGCAACAGTGCTGATGGCTGTGTTACTACGGTTTCTGTAATAACTCCTCCACCAGTCACTGGCACGTAATTTTGTAAGAATCCGTTCAGTTGCCCTAATAAGAATATCTTCTACAATATCGTCAGTTAAGCCTTCATTATTTTCAAATAAACGCTGATCTCTGTCAAAGACATCGTCATACTCAGCAAAGCTGATTGTTGTTCCACTATCAATAATAAAAGCCATCTACTGTACTCCTTAAACGTTAATTAACTGGATACCACGAGTAGCGTCAACAACACCCACGCCTGCGTGAATGCTTGCTACAACGTCGTTACCAACTGCGGCTGCTCTACGCTGAACTTCAATGTCAGCATTTTTCTGCATTGCAATTCTGCAACTGTCCACACCAAAGATAAATCCTGAGTGGGCTGCTGGAACTAGTGCAGATTGGAACATTTGTACGCCTGCGTATGTACCTACATAACCGTTACGAAGTGCTTCTGTTTGGAAGTCACCGCCGCTAAAGTTACCGTTAGCAAATAAGTTTTTCATCAAGTTAGATGCTTCAGCTGTTGAAAGGATACCAAATAATTGGCCCATTTCGCCAGCGCCTCTAATTTGTGCAACTGCGTCAAAGATTGAATCGCCTGTCATTGGTACAGAGTCTGTAGTAGATTCTGTTAAAGAAGCTGCCATAGCTGTCAACACTGCTGTGTCAAATGCTTTTGCAACTGAGTTACCAAGTACACGACCCAATTCGTTTGGATCAATACCACCTAAGTCACGT